GTGCGGTCGCTGGTTATCCGGTACTTCATCGAGGCTAGGACATGGCAGAGCCATGTCAGTAGCCGGGATCTCCCCGTACAAACGGATGAGATTCCTTGCGATTAACTCGTAAGTCGCGAAGTACTGCCTACGCCTCAAGGAATTAGCATACGCTATCCAAGAGGCATAAGCCCCTGGCGATTGGGATGATGTCCAGACTGTGCGCAAGCGCACAGGCGTGACGTTGACGCCTTGGAAGGCGTCGGTGCCACATGATTCTCTAAAGAATCCACTGGTACAACTCTTGTCACGGTTTACAAGTAAACCAAATGACTCAAGGATGCTCATTGCGTCTTCAGCAAAAGCTGTTCGAACAATGACATCATCACCGTATACAAGGAGTCCCTCACGGGTCTCCTCGTCGGGTGCTGCAGAAGTGAGAATGGCCCAGATTGTTAACGCAAGGATAGGGAAGCATAAAGAGCTTCCCATCGGAGCGAACTTTCTGAGTTTTAAAACACTCCCATTTGGCAGCACTGTCGCAGAAGTCCTACAAGCCTCCAAGTACTCATATATATGAGCCGGGAAGAGTAGGCGAACCAGACTCAGGGTAACGCGATCCGAGGCCTCTTTCAGGTCTAAGGTCGCGTACGTTCCAGTTTTCGAGCCTAGTAAGGCTCCACACTGGTTCGGTACCTGGTCAGTGAAGTGGATATTCCATTTTGTTAATGGGCTCCGCTCCAACCAGTCTACTATGGCTGCGCCAAGTCCCTGTTGAATCCATTGATAATCAACGGGTTCGCAGGAGATAAGGCGTGGACCACGTGAATCTTTCGGCACGAGTATAACTCGGGCAGGAAGATCTTCGTCTGCTAGATGAATCAAATCATCTAGACAATCACAAACGTGACCAGCAGAGGCGTAATAATACGCATCGAGCGGGTAACGCTGTGTGATCTTCCGAGAGACATTTGTCCACCGAAACTTGTTCCAGAGTCGTTGCCCAGTGGCAACGGCACCTGGCCCATGACGGGGGATAATGTCAAGCGGATCGAAAGAGGAAAAGACTCTTGATAAGAGAGTCCTTGCCTCTCGTGCAATGTTTATAATATCGGACGGAGGAGGATTTCTCTTCCTTCGGACGGTACTAGGCATTGAATCGAGGACACCTCGGATCGACTCCAAAGTCCCCTCAACATTAGACAGTTCGTCCTCAGTCTTTACAAACTGAGAAATGACAGTGTTCTCTTGTTCTGTGGAATACGGCAATTCGTACTTGTAAAACAAGTAACAGATTTGACGTATTGCTCCGACGGCTTTGATATTTGGATGCGGAAGGATGCTACCATCTGGTTGGCATACTAAACTGAACAACTCACCAAGAAATCTTGGCAGTTGACTATTTTCTGCAGATTCAAATCTGCAGTCCATAGCGTTTAGCTTAGTGTAGCCAGTTAAGGCTTTATCAAAGGCCTTACCCAGTTTTGGCAAGCTCTTGGTTAAGAAACCAAGTCCTTCTGCCCGGCAGCGCTTGAGCACCTTATTAAGGGTATTCTTGCGTTAACGGATGCTGAATGCATCACCAAACATCACAAAGAC